TTGTCACCTCTATTGAGGCACGAATTGTTTGAATAATTGAAGTGTTTAATCCTTCTCTATCTTTATAATCTACAAGAGCGCTGGCAACTGAGTTAACAGAAGCTGCAGCAACATTAGAATTTGATGGATTTGTTGTTCTATAAGCAATAGTCAAATCAGTATTAGCGGGAACGATTCCATAATTTGTATTTTTTGACAATCTAGTTGGATCAAAAGTGGTATCAGTAACGTAATCTTTACCAAAAATATCAAGAGCAACACTTTGTGGCTCAGCAATGATTGTATTTGCGCTTTCTTCTCCGCTACCGAACTGCAGTGATACACCATTGACATCTCTGACAACAACATATTTTCTAGAAACTAAGAGAGGCTTTATAACTGATGGAACATTATCGTTCTTATAATTGTTGTTTGGTATCTCTTGATACACAATATCTTGTGCCAAATTTTGAACTTCAAAATATTTGTTACCTTCCGCATCAGTTACAGAAATAATTTCTGATATGTTATCGGCTCCAATTCTAAGATTTAGATATCTTTGATAATTGCCAACTGTTATTGTTTGTAAGTTTAATTTACCAGAGACAACATTACCATATGCTTTAATAGCGTAATATGTTGGGGCACCTGTGTCTGGATCGACCTTAGAAACGACAATCGGATTGATTGGATCGCTAAAGTCTAAGTTTTCAGTCAATATAAAATTTAATCCCTCTCTTGAAGTAAAGCTTGTTCCTCTTTTCAAGATTGGCATATATCTGGTATCGGGTCCTAATCCGCTCGCATCTGCCGGTATTTCAACGTACACGGCTACCTCACCGAATGTTGATGGGCGCCCAGGATCTTTGTAGCCTAATATTCTTCCGTGACGAGTAATGTTTTGAAGGCTGTAGGATGTATCTAAAAATGATTCATTTACATTATAATCTAAATAAAATGATAGTTGATCTACAACATATGCCACTGCATCGAGCATCATAGAACCAAAAGAGGCTTCACTAAAATCCTGAAAAGTGTCTGGATAAAACCTCTCAGCAATTTCCATTAAATCTTGCCTAATTGTTTCATACTCACGATTAGTATAATTAATCGGCATAATTTTCTTAATATTTTTTGGCATATATACGTTATTTCCTTACATTAAATAGTGAATTCTAATAAATCATTAACAGCAATGTCTGGAATTTGATAAGTTAAGATTACCCTTATTGAGTTGGTGTCTGGTGACTCTTCAAATTGTATGTTGCCTATTTTTACAACTGGTAAATATAATCTAACTTGTTCTTCTATTTTATTTTTAATTTGACCTCCAACGCCATCAGAATAATTTGAGAACAAATATTGCATTATACCTACTCCAAAATTAGGCTCCATAACCCTTTCACCAGGATTAGTTAGAATTAACATTTTAAGATTTTGCTTTACCATCTGCTTGATGGTCTTAATCATAGTAAAACCATCGCCTGTGTTATATGTAATTGGTAATTTTATTCCTATAGAAGACATGATTTAAGATCCTTGATTTTTACAAATGGTACCTTCTGAATTAAATGGATTGGTTCGGGTACGTTTTTTGCGCCACTTTGGCAATAATTGTCTTGAGAGGTTTGGTCTAACTCTATTTTTTAAAGTTTGCACACTAAATTCAACGGGGTCAAAGTCAAACAATCTATCAAAACTAGTATCGAAATCACGTGAGTTATAAAAACCTTTAAACAAAGATTTAATTCTACTCTTTGAATTTCTAAGCAATTCTTGATCCCAATTATCCCATTCTCTGACCGCTAAGCCTCCTAAAAATCCTGGATTTCTATCGTCGGCAGATGCCCAGCCCTCTTTACTATCTGCATATGAAATATTGCCATCATCATCAAAAGTAACTTTTATACCTGGTTTACTTTGAAAAGTTGCACCAGAGCCTTCATATTCTCCAGTATCTACGGTAACTTCACCAATTGAATTTAGAAAAGCCATATCATTGTAAATAGCCATAGTTGAAAGAAGTTTATTTACTGGCACAACATATCTTGATACTAATCTAAATTTCTGGTCTTCTTTTAGCATATTCAACAAACAAAGTAATTCTTTTGAATTCGCCTGGACAGGAACAAATGTTTGAATTTCATAATCTAATGCATCCATTTCAACAGATGTAATCTCGTATTTTTGTCCATTAATCTGAGAAGAAAATTGTAAGCCATGGCGGACACCAAGCTGACCTTTAAGCCCAATAATCTTGTTAGAGGGGTCATTTTCTAGTGGAGATACACGAACTCCAATTGAATTTTCATCCTCTTGTGTAATTTGTTTCGGCTCAAAAACGTGTTCTAATGTTCCTGGATATACATCTGATAGGTTTAATGTTGGAGAATTGGATTTAATTATTTCAGTTCCTTCGTCAATACTATACTTAACACCATTAATGCTAATATATTTTTCAATAACAAATGGCTTTTGAGAACTAAAATATTGTTCAAGATCAATTCCAAAGGTATCCAACACACTGTTGAGCGCTTCAAGTGCAGTTTCATATGCTTGTTGCAGTGTTTCATTGGTGATATCCAGATTCAATGCTTCTTCAGCTGTGTTTACTACTTCGATAGCTGCATCAATTGCTAACTTACCAACTTCAGAAACTTGTTCTGATGAAGGTATGTAATCATAAGATTGAACATCTCCAATCGGAACAATCATCCTGCTTATGTTATGATTGTGTGGACCAAGCCCATCATTGCCATAAATCTCTTTACAATCTGGATAGCAATCGGATTGTGCTACTTGAACTTCCCAATTGATAATCTGATGCTTATGTTTAATTCTCGAATCTGTTGGGTGATACGCAGTCCAAGCCCAGCCGTTTCCATTTTCATCAACTTCATAAGCATGTACATGATTTGCGACGTTAGATGTGGTACCAAACGAAGGTCCTGATGGTTCTTCTTCTTCAACGGCAACAATTTCTTTATCTAAATCTAAATCTATCCCACCTGCAGTAAACTGAGTTAAAATAAAATAATCAACATCTGTATATTTCGGCTCTATGTCCATGGTTTTTAAATTTTCAATAAATTTATCTGCCATATATTGAAGCTCAATCTTGACCATCTCTTTTAAAACGAGTTTTGCATCCTCTTCGGAAGCTTTAATCGCTTCAAAATTTAATCTCTCTTTGTATTCTGTATATGTCTCAAAATTAGCTGCAAAACTTGCTAAACCAGCACCAGGAGCACCAACAGCACTAGCAAGAAACGCCTTACCAAGATCGCTGGTTAAATCTTGAGATGCTTTCCAATCTTCTTTTGTTGGGAAATCATAACCTTCTTGCATGTCATTTATTCTAAACATAGCTTGCAAAACAGAACTAGGAGGATCAATAATCGTACCATCGTCAACTAATCTGGAGTAAGTTTGCACTGATTGTTCTAGAAATGCATACCAAAATTCTTCATCTTTAAATGGATTTAATCGTTCCCAGGCAGCATTTTGAACATCTTTAAAAGACATTTCCATATTCTCTACAATATATTGTGGATATATTGAACTGAATACATCGTTAAAATCAGGCTTAAATGTTGTAAATGTCGCTAATGACTTGATAAAGTGAACACTTGAAAAAATTCTACAAGCGGAAACAATAACACCTTGAATTCCAGCAATGCTTTCTCTTTCTAAAATTCTGTTATAAGGCAATTCAACAGCGCAATCTTCATCAAATTTAAGACGCTCATCCATTGGAACACTATCGTATGTTTTCTGTACTTGTTCTGATATTTGTCCAAAATCAATCAAATCGGTGAGAGACGGCTTGCAAGGACTAAGTTCAGGGAACATGATATCAATAATTCCTAACCATCCTTTATTTTGTTGTGGTTTGATGTAAACCGGCGGATTTACATAACTTCCACCGAACTGACCAGGATCTAGATAAAATACTCTTATATCTTCTGTATTGGTAGCTTCAAATTGATTTCTACTAATTCCCAAAATAGCATCGTCGTTAGTGATTGGCTCTCCATTTATTGTAGCATCGCTATACAGAGTTCCGCCCGGGCTATCAGTTTGACCATCTTGAACGACATATTCTACATCTTCTTCTGCTAAATTATCGTATTGAGCGCCATATAAGAAACCGTCTTCGTTATCTTTTACTTCCTCTGTGATTTTTGCGTAAATAACATCTAGGGTAGAATTGTAATAATCTTTTAGCTCTTCAGTGGTTCCAGAATACCCATTCTCCGCTAACATTTCATTTAGCAGTATTAATTGAGGGGCATAGTCTGACTTTACATTAAAACTTTGCACAAAAGTAGGATATTGATTTTGTAAAGTTAATAAATCAAACGTATCATCAACTGCTAAAAATTCAAACTTTCTTTCCTTTTGTATAGACGGGGTTTTCAATATTGATCTTATTTGTTTTTTCTCTTCCTTTGTCATTTGCTTTCTATCAGCTTTTGTAATATCAGCTCCAAAGTTTAACAAATCATCAATGTTTATCCTCGCAGTATCTGCTGGAATGTTTCTAACAACCAATTCGCCATCATCTGTTTTTTCTTGTGTCAAATCTGATAAGAACAATTGAAGATCAAAGCCATATACAAACGTAGAGCCTTCCCAGGTTACCTTTCCTTTATTGTTGTCGCGAAATTCAAGCGCCAAGTCAGGTGTACCTTTTCGTCCTTCTCTGATATATTGTAAAGTTTCTGTTTGATAATCAACCACAGGTTCAGTTTTATAGCCAGCATCAGGTAACTCTAGAATGTTTAACGAACCGTAAAGACCAACTCCCGGTATTTGACTAAATGGCTTTTCTTTTAAAAATTCTTTTTCTTGATAATCATTATTACTATTGAATGCTATTGACAATCCTTCAAGTTGATCACGCATCCATTCTCCAACATATAGTGGAAATTGACCTTCTTGATTTTCAACATTAGAATCATCAGTTACAAAATCAACATAATTTCTTCTATTTGATACGCGTCTATAATGAGCAGTCAAAGGAATACCGAGGGTATCAGATAAAATCATGTTAATCATACCCCAATTTTTTTCACCAGGTCCGTTTCCAAGCATATCAGTCGAAAAATCAACGAATATTTGTTTTAACGTGAAATCCATTGACTTGTTGACTGCATTTGTTACAACTGCTGGCTGGAAGGGAACAATACCATTTTCGCACCCAGGATCAGATAAAATAGGCGTGCTTTGTAAAGAGTTAGCCATCATTTCTGATGGTCCTTGCTGAAGGGCGTTAGTGATGTCATCCAGCTTTTCTAAAATATCGTCTTGTTCGTTCTCGCACATTTGTGCGGCTTGCTCTTCGGATGCCCTATCGGCTAACAATTCCGCTCTAAAAGTGCAAAAGTTTTCTAAATCTTCAGTGCTCGCACAAAGTGAAACATTTGCAGGTAAGCTGTCATCTTCTGGCAACTCATCGATGAAATTTTGTAGATTATCTCTGAAATCAACCGGCATTAAAACGCCCATATTTTGTCCAAAATCTGCGATCGCATCCTCGCTTGGCAACGCAGATCTATACTCTGGATAATCTGCTTCAATTAATTGATCTAAAACAGTTAGTGATTCAGATGTTGGGTTTCCTAAAAAGAAATTTACCATCTCCCCTCTTGTTAGAGAGTCAGACATATCGCCTGTGAATTGTAATAATTTTTCTGTATCTGCTAAAGCTGCTGCTCCGAGACCAAGCTTTTCAAACATATCAATAACAGTACTCTCAACTTGTTGTTGGCTAGCGTTTGGACCACAAATAGCCTCTCTGATTGTATTAACAATTGCTTCTCTATTGTTTATGTCAGCCCAGTTTCCAATAGCACTACCGGTCGCTTTGAGGCTGTTGCACGATGCGCTACCTAAAATGTTGCACACCTTTACCATTAAGCGAGACAAAGCAGAGATCAATACCTTTTGTAAATTTACCTTCAATATCTCTGGCATTTCTCCAGTAATATCTTTTATTCTTGGAACCCACTCCAATGGATTTCTTAAGATCGGAAATGTAATATCATCAATACCTTTGCAAAATGGCAACTCAACATCTCTGACAAAATCTAATACTGACGGTTCAAATAGAGGAGGCTGCGGGCAATCAAACAATAATAAGGACTTTGCAACCAACTGTGAGCCAGGAAATCTGTTTAATACCTCAAGAACGCTAAATAAATCATTTGAGTAATGTTCAAGAATCAATACAACATATAATTCCAAGATCATTCCATTGTTATTGCGCGCTGCAGCTAAGTTTTGATCAAATCTTTGTGCTAAAGTTCTTGTATTGTTATTAATTTTTGTTGCCGAAAGAGTTTGTGTGGTATTTTTAATACCATTTAATGTTTGCT